TGGGGTAAGGCGGCAACCTTTAGGTTGTCGGACTCCAGCCACCACCACCGGCAGAGGACATTGCTGCCGCCCCACTGGTGCTGATGTTGCTGATGGTCAGCAGACGGGTGATCACCGTCCCTGTGCCACCGGTAGAACCCACCGCAAGAATCATGTCACCAGGGCGCATTCCCAAGGGACCAGCATCCGAAAAGTAACCGGACGATGCGATTGCAGTGCTGTTGTCGGTTGACCAGTACCCCCACAATTGCCCACCGAAGGCGCGACCCTCGGAATAGACGGAAGTGGAAGCTTTGTACGCATTGTTCATGTAAATGGTCGAGCCGGTTGTGCCGGAACCAGGGATGCGTTGGTCTACAGAAGCATTGGTCCCAAACATCAGGACGGGAGGGTTGGCAATCGAACTTGCCGCAGTTGAACCGTTGTAAGCCATGATTGATCTCCTTGATCAGATGATGGTTGATGGATTAGGCGTATGCGGAACCATCGTGCGTGATGACAACCACGCCGGTGTTCTGCAACAGTTTCGCGCCCATGAAGGCAGATGCCCTCGCCCAGGAATAGTCTTGCTCTTCGTCGTAACCCACCGGCGATTGCAGACCAGCAGTGTCAAGTGCCATGCCGATTGCAGACTTGTGGAACAGGAACGATTGCTCACTCGTCGTACCCTTGCCTGGGAGGTTTGGGTGTTCGACGATGAGGCAGTTCCTCCACCGGTATGCCATCGGCTTGTCTTTCCAGGACGGGTTCTCCGCGCCGGCATAGGGACGCATGTCAACCCACTGGGCATTCGCGAACTCCGGTGCTTGCTCCAGGTACGCCAGGAAGCTGGGCTGGCAGAGCAGGGTGACATTGCTGTCCCACGGCACTGCGGCGTTGCTCAGTTTCACACGCGCATTCTGGAAGAGGGACACGTTGGGAATCGTGACTGCTGCCGTGCCGATTGCCACCGATCCGGTTGCGAGTTCGGTGACGATCAGGTCATCGATCTTGCGGTTCAGAACGGCGAGGGTGGTCATCTGCATGACCGCACGTTGATTGCCCTGGGACGCGAAGACGTTGAAACCGGTCTTGCGAACCAGATCGTGCCATTCCTGCAAGGTGCAGGTGTTCTGCGTCAGGGAATCGCCACGCGCCGGAATGCGTCCGTTCACACCACGCGAGACCGCAGTCGCAGCACCGGAACCAGCAACCAGAAAGACAGCTTGCTGACCCTTGATGACTGCTTCAGTTGTCACGCACTCGCGCAGCAGTGACTGGTGCTGTTCGAATGCCTGGACGAACTCCTGGCGGTATTGAATTTGAAAGGCAGTGTCTGCCATGATAAATCTCCTTGAAAACGATTGAGTGAAAAATCAATCCGTTTGCTTGGGGTATCCATCGGTGGCAGACAGCAGAGGTATCCTTGCGGGTTCTGCGCCTGTTCCTACTGGGGCCGCGCTACCGGTAGTATTTGCTTCAGTGGGATCAGTCTCCTGGTTATCCCTATGCCGCCTTCTTGCTCTTTGCTGCTTCCCGTTCCAACGCGCCGTTCAGGTCGCGCAGTCTGGCTTGCATCTTTTCATCCTTGTTGTACGCAGTTCGGTTGGTGGACATGAACTTGAGAATCTCGTTGCGTTCATCTTCCACCGACTTCGCCAGATTGCCACCAGCACCTGGAGTCACTGTGGCAGTTGGGTTGCGCTCAAGTTCGATTTGCAGCAACCACCGCAGTGCTTCCGGTGAACTGGCAATCGGGGTTCCATCTCCCAGTCTGCCGTTCAACAATCCTGTCTTCAACCCTTCCGGTGCGTTATCCAGAAACGAACTGATCAGGGTCAGGTTCCGTTTGTAGTTTACACCCCATTCTTCGCGAAGGAAATCCTCTGACTTTGAGGCAATTTCCCCGTCCTGTGCAGCACGGTTGGCATTCAGCTTTCCGACCATCTCGTAATAGGCGGCAACGGATGCCTTGACCTGTTCCGGTGTCTGGTTGGTGGCATGGGCAGTCTTCAGGTAGTCATCGATCAGGGACTTGTCTGCTGTCGCCGGAATGACATCACCCAGGTCGTACTTTTCAGGGGTCTCAGGGATGCCAAGTGCCTCTCGGTACTCTTTGATCTGGTCCTCGGTGGCATCTTTCTTCAGGATCGGCTTGAGGTCGCCACTGCTGATCCTGTTTTGGGCGGCAATCAAGGCATCCACAACCGCTTCAGGTGAGGCATACCGACCCAGGCGGGACAACTTCTTGGCATCCCCCTTGGCTACCTTGTCGCGCCAATCCTCGCCCCAGGCAGTGGGTTCCGTTTTGGCATCAGCCTTTGCTGCCGGCGCAGCATCAGCCTTTGCTGCGGGTGCAGCATCTGGTTTCGCCGCCGGTGCTACGGTATCAGGTGCGGCATCAGGTGCTGGTGCAGCATCAGGCACTGCTGCCGGCGCGACATCTGCGCCACTTGCCGCCAAGGGTGCTTCGTCATCGATCAACGGTGCGGTGTCTACAATTTCATCAGCCATTATTGCTCCCTCCTCAGGGATTGAAGATTAAGCCGAGTGAGTTTTACAACCTGTTGCCCGACAAATGCTCGACCAAGGGCAAATGCCGTATGTCTTTCGCTTTCGTAGTAATGAAAATCGTATGCCCCCGCACCGCACTCGATGATCCACTTAATAGCGCGTTGCTGCTGGGCGGGGTCTGCTTCGCCACGCACCATTGCCTGGATTGCGGCAACATCAGCAGTCTCGTATGCGGCAGGGACTGCCGGTGTGTCTGCGAGGGTCTTCTTAGTTGGCATCGCGATCTTCTCTCCTTCTTGTCATCAATGTTCCTTCGATCCTGGCTACAGCAGAATGAACTTCAGACAAGTTGTCGGAAATCTTTTCCTGCCGGTTGAACAAGGTTTCAAACTTCCCGTTCTGCTGATCAACGTGCTTGTCGAACACATCCCTTGCCAAAAGACTTTCCTCCAGCCTTGTTAATCTACGGGTGAGATGATTCCAAACCCAACCCAATGCTCCAGCCACGGTCACAGTAGCGACCTCCGCAAACTTATCTGGCAACTCCATTTTCATCCCCCCATCCCTGGTTGCGGCATTGGTTGTGGCATCCCACTCACCGGCGCACCCGCACCAGGGTTTGGAGCCTCTACAGACGTTCCTGACAGGTTGCTTGCGACCTTGGATGCCTGTTCCATACTGGAGAGCATCTGTTGCGCTTGCTGCGCCTGTGCTTGCTGGGCGGCGAGAATCGCGATCTCGTCTTCCGTTCTGAGCCAGATTGCCGGTGTCTGGATGCCTACCAGGGCATCCCGCAACGCAATCTTCGCATCGACCACAAACGCCGCACTCGGATCGAGCGCAATCGCATCTGCCAGCAGAGTCTTGACCTCCAGAATCTTCTGACCCTTCTGCTGGTCAATGGCATCGTGCAGTGGCGATTCGAACGTGAACTCGATGTTCGCGCCTTGTAGTTCCTTGGGCCAGGAACCAGGGTTGCCGAATGCACCGTTCCTGACCAGGATGTCGAAGGTCTCCTCGCACAGTGCTGCGTTGTACTCAGCTTCCAACGGTTCGAAGATCGGCAGGGCATTGCGGATGTACTCCTGGACCCTCTGCCCCACCTCGTATGCGGTCATCTCAGGCGCACGGTCAGGCATCTTGAGGGTGTTGAGGTAGAAAGCTTCGCGGATCATCCCACGGGCATCCTGGCTCATCTGGACCCCGAAATTGAACCCTCGGAAGTCCTGCGTGATCGGGCGCAGTGCCTCGCCCAGTCGTTCGTCATACTCCTGATCGACCCAGGTGATCCCGCCGGCATACACCGCAATGTCTGAGCGCACGGCATCCATCGTTGCCACCATCGGCGGCGAGGTCGCCTTCTCGCCAGCCTCAAGCAGGGTGAATGTCATTGCCTGGATCAGCCGCGCATCCGGCAGTGCCGCCACAGTCGCGGGACTGTAGGAGTACTGCGAGTTGCTGACGGTCTGCCACCTGGGGATGACATAGTGCTTGTGGTTGATCGGCGTTGCTTCCAGGATGTGTTCGTTGGAAGGGTCGTACCAGATCGACCATCTGCGCTTGCCCTTGGCATCCCCATCGTACATGTCGGCATCGACCACCATGTGGATGCACTCCAACTCTTCGAACGGAGTCTTCGCGTTGATGTCCTTGGTCTTCTGGTGGACGTTCTTGAACGTCTTCACCATCGTGTTGGCAGTGGGTTTCCACTTGCGAAAGATCGAGCCGATCCTGCCGGTCTCGTTCTCCTGCCAGCACATGTCGCGCAGATGCCAGCACCGGTACAGCAGATGCTGACCAAACACGGTGTCGTTGTTCACCTCGACTGAGATGGCACACTGCCCGAATGCGGCGAAGTCATGGTCGCCCTCCTTCGTCGCCCTGGTGAACATGGACAGAGGGTCGTACATGGCGCGGCGTTGCACCTTCTCCATCTGCTCCAGCTTGCGCTTCACATCCATGTCCTCACCCTTCTCCTGGTACTGCCTCTGGATGTGGAACCAGGGTTTCGCAGTGGGGCGCAGCATGGTCGAGAACTGGTTGCCCAGGTCTCGCCGGCACATTGCCGGATAGGATGTCATCAGGTTCGCCGCAAAGTCTGCACCAATGGATCGACGCAGTGTGAACTCTGCCCTCTCAGGGTAGAAGTTCTCCGCGATCTCCTGCCACAGAGACTGCAATGGACTCTTCTTCCCAAAGAGATCGTTCGCTACCGCATACAAATCCTTGATGTTCATGTCTTACCCCCCAAGGACACTGCGCTTTTCGTTGCCGGATAGCAACGTAGCTTGCGGTGACATCTGACCGGCACTTGCGATTGCCGACTGCTGCTCGATCTTTTTCTGCGCGGCCTTGATTGGGACTGGGGCCATTGGGGTTGGCGCGGGTGTCGCGGGGGGGGGTGTCGGCGTAACTGCCGCACTACCACCACCGGCATCGCCCTGCATGCTGTTCATCAGCATGCTTGCGCCCATCCCCATTGCAATTCCCGCCATCGTAACTCCACTCATGTCACACCTCCGTTCTGATTACTTCGTTGGCACTGCGCCTGGATACAAGCTTGTTGCCCTCATCAGTGAACTCTGCCTCTGCCTCTTCCACCGTTGTTGCGCTCGATGCGAACATCATCGTAATGCTGGTGTCTTCATGGCAGAAGAAAGCTTGCTTGCGCCACTTGCCGCCCTCCAGCACATGGTAGCCAGTCATGCGAACCAATCCAGTTCCCATGTACATCGACACATCACCACTGATGATGATCACGGTGGGTATCTTTATCAACGCGCCGGTGAAGGTGACGAACTTCTTCATATGCACCGTGCGGCAGTACATGCCAGCGTGGAACATGTGCGAGGTCTCAACCTCCACCTGTGGAACATCCCTCAGTGCGTTCTCCAGGTTCTCGACTGCTTCAATCTGCCTTTGATTCATGGTAGGGATCAGGGTCATGTCCCTCAATGAGATATTCATGCAAAACTCCTGAAATAGGTGTTGTGCGTTTTCTTGTACAACATCAACGCAGACATCAACCGGTCAAAATCGGAGTTCACTGCCGCTGAAATAAGCATTCCAGCAGCACCCTTCCCCTTGGCAATGTCTCCAGCACATGACAACAACTTCAGCCCTGCGCCTGTGGTTCGATGCTCCTTCTTAACGAAAAAACTTTCAATCGTGGCTATCGGCACACTGTAATGCGGCAACGTGTTCACCAGCAAAAGCAGGAACCCTACGATCTTGTCATCCTGGAACGCGCAGATCGTTGTCAGTAGGTTCGCCTTAACCAGCAACAGATAGCTATCTAGATGTGGAATGGGTTTCGGCATTCCATCCAAAGCAGACTCGGCAGCATACTCATCGAGCATCTCGCCAATGTTTGGTGCGCCCCACAACTGGGAAAACGGCACTTGAAAGACGATCATGCCACCCTCCGTTGAGCCGATAATGGCTTGCGGTCACTGCCGATCATCTGCGGAATCCGTTTCATCCGCTTGCCGAATCCACCCTGCTCTGCCCATTCCAAGGCATGCGAGGTCTCCCGTGCGCCCTCCCACCATGCCATCACCACCGCATCACCGGAGTCAGTCGATCTCCCCAGTCGATCACAGACCTTCTCCTTGGTCTCCAGCTTGATCCCTGCCGGTGTCGGCTCATAGGTTGGTGCTGTCAGGTCAGCAATCAGTTCAGGATCGTCTGGCAGGGCGATAGGAGACCCCCCAGGCTGGCCTGGGTCCAGTGCCTCACGCATTGCCCAGTACGCAGCAGACCTTGTATTGGTGAACTTCAGCTTGCCTTCCTGAGACCTCCTGGTCGAGGATTCTGCACCCTTGTATCCCTTGACCTCGATGTTGTTGGTCTTGAGGTGTTCGTACATGCTCGATCCAAATCCACCACCCAGGTCGATGATCACCGTTGCATCGTCGCGCCGGTAGCTGATGACCTGACCGGCGCAGAATGATCCGGCCCGATCCATTGGAATCTCTTTGCCTGGAATCTTCTTCAGCCGGTCATACCACCCGTCATGCCGCACCGCCATGACCATTGGGTCATCCCCACCACCTGATGCGTCCACGCCAATCGCACACATTGGGACGTTTTCTGGAGGGAGTTGTGTCCACCGTTTCTGCGCGGCCTGAACCCAGGCAGTGGGGATGACCTGATTGGGTTGGTCCTTGAACGATGTCTTGAACCCTCCCATGAGCAATGAACGGTACGGTTCCGGCATGGCATCAAGTTGCCTTTCATAATCGGATGCCGCATACCAGGGGTTGTCGCGCACTGACGAATGGATGTACGTCCTGGACGTAGGACGAATCAGCTTGTCTCGGATAACTCGACAGTCATCCTGATCGTCAACCCAGAGATCGTCGCCGTCTTCGTCAGAGATAACCCATCTAAGTTCCCCCTCTTTAGCAGGGCGAGGGTATCTTGGATCAAGCCAGGGTGCGAACATCTTGGTGACCCAGAGTCCTTCTGCTGTAAGAGGTGGGTTAGTTGCCAGAACTGTTCTGCATCGTTGCCCTGGTAACTCTGTTCGGACCCATCCCATGAGGAATCGGATTTGCGATTCCGCAAAGTGCGTTGCTTCGTCAATCGCAAGTAGGTCATGTCCCTTGCCCATTTGACCTTGCTCATCACCGATCCGGTGAGCCGCAGCAAAGTCGATGATCTTGTCGTTGGTGATCCGCAGTTTGGGTGGTGGGCTACCGTTGAACCCGTCCCTGCTGCCGTGTATCTTCAGTGCGTCCTCGACCAGACGGTCCAGGTCGCCATACTCGCGCCGCATTACCAGGGCGCGTCTGTGTGCGTTGAACGCGAGACCAAGGACAAGCTGGGACTTGCCGCCCCCAGGCTCACCACCGTAGAGCAGCACATCCGCTTCGCAGAAGTACGCCCTGGTCTGTGGTCCTGGGTTCGGTATCCACTTCTCATCGGTCATCTCAATGGCATCGGAGATCACTTCCTGCGCCTTCTCAGGCGAGAATCTCTCCAGCATACCTTTGAGATCGTCAATCATTAGTTCACCGCACCCATGTCGCGCACCACCTTGTCTGCCTGGGCATTGATTGCCGCAATCTCTTGGTCACCCAGTGGTGTCAACACCGGTGAACTGTCGATGCCGTTGCCCTTCGACTTGCGCTTGCGCTTGTGCGCTACAACAGGAACAATCAGTGCCTGTGCGTCATCCCCCAGCACCGGCTCGACTGCGATTGCCGGCGCACAGTAGTTGCCCTTGTCTGCCCAGGTCATGTGCATGTAGTTCAGATCGTCCAATGCGCCCTCGATGAATGCTGCTTCCTGCTGGGCATTGGAAAGTCGGTTCGCCACATCCTGCTTGCGCGACAGCAGTTCATGCCGGCGCACACGCAATTTCACATGCGAATGGGTGACCTCATCGACCCCGTACAGGAACCTGGGCCGGAACAGATCAGACTCCGGTGGCACACCAACCTCGATGCCCTTCTGTGCTGCGATCAAGGCGAAGTAGTGCAACCCACTGCGCTGCGCCTCGTACTCCTCTGTCGCCGCCATGTCGATTCCCCAGAGACCGATCTTGGTCGCACCCATCTCGATTGCGACTGCCATCATCCAGGCGACACTGCTGGTGAAAAAGTAGGGTGAATACTTCTTCACCAACTCTTCCACCGGCAGGGTCTCACCGTTCGGAATCTCAGGAACCTTCTCCGCAACCATCACCCTGGGGTGATCCTTGAGGAACTGGCAGTACTCCGGTGAGAACCAGACCTGTCCTGGCTCATACCGGTGCAGTTCCCACCAGACGTTGCTGCGTCCCTTGGGAACAACTCCAAACGCACCAGGACTGCATCCCCACACTTGCCACGATTCATCGTGATAGGGAGCATTCCTGATGCTGGATGGTGCGCTACCGATTAGTGCGATCTTCAATTCCTGACTCATCTTTGCCCTCCTCAGAGCATAACTACAGTTGATTAAGTGGTTGCGGCGCGGCTGATGACAGACGTTCCGTTGGTCAGCAAACCATAGATTGCTGTGGTCAGACCGATCAACTCCACCACTGCACCCGTCAACGTGGACGAAAGAACCGTTGCCACGGTGCTGTCGGCACTGGTGCGGAAGGTCTCGCCGTTCGCAGTCTTCAGATACTGCGGGAGGTTCCCAGAGGTGAACACCACGGTCTTCCGCACACCAGGGATGGGCGGGTCGATGATGTACACACTGGACGATGCTGCGGACGTTCCTGGCAGGAAGCTGACCCCGTGCGGCTTGAGGTTCGTTCCGGTGGACTCTGCGGTGGTCACCCCGATCTTGTGTTCATCCGGCCCGACCAGGAACTCACTCTTGCGACCCGCAACCGATCCCGTTTGCGCGGAACTCATTTGCTGAAGACCGATCCTGCGTCCATACACACTGGTGATGATGCTGCTCTCGTTGCTCATGGTAATGCTCCTTTATAGTTGCTCGACTGTTTCGTCTGCTGCGGAGTTCGCTCTTCCTCAAGAGTCCTCAACATGCTTGTTCCATTGAAGTGACTGCCACGTTGTACGTCCCTGAAGACATAGCAAGTTGCAAGTTGCTCCCACTGGTGCTGTATGTCCTCGTTGTCGGTGATCCTCTGGTTGAACTTGATATTACAACTGGGGTCTGGTTGGTAATGTAAAGCACAACGTCTGCAAAGCTATTCGCAGAATTCCCAGTGTCATACCCGTTGGTGAGACAGAATGCCGCACTCGCACCCACGTTTGATCCACTTAATTGCGGAGACCATATTGTCGTTGCACCAGCAACTGAAATCCGGTTCGTTGATGTGAGGTTCGCCCGTACACCGTAGGTCAGGTTCGTCACCGCATAACTATCACTGCCTTGCAGTACCGTGGCACTTGCCCATGTCGCCACTTGCCCAGCAACAGGTGTACCGGTCACCCCGACTGGACCCGTCGATCCCGTGCTGCCAGTGGAGCCGGTTGTCCCTGTGCTGCCGGTAGAACCGGTGCTGCCTGTCGGACCAGTGGAACCAGTGGAACCGGTTGAGCCGGCGGGACCAGTGCTTCCAGTTGCGCCGGTTGGTCCGGTGGACCCAGTCGATCCCGTTGGACCTATTGGGCCTGACAGTCCTGTCGATCCGGTACTGCCGGTTGAACCAGTCGATCCAATTGGGCCGGACAATCCAGTCGATCCCGTTGAGCCGGTGGGACCAATTGGACCGGAGAGACCAGTGGACCCCGTTGAGCCGGTACTGCCAGTCGCGCCAATGGGACCAGACAAACCAGTCGAGCCGGTGGACCCTGTGGAACCCGTGCTGCCCGTTGGACCTATCGGGCCTGATAGACCGGTACTGCCAGTGCTTCCGGTGGAGCCTGTGCTGCCAGTGGGTCCAACGGGGCCGGATAGCCCCGTGGAGCCTGTCGAACCAGTCGAGCCGGTGCTACCGGTAGGACCAATGGGTCCAGACAGTCCTGTGCTGCCTGTAGACCCTGTGCTGCCGGTAGAACCGGTGCTTCCAGTTGCCCCTATTGGTCCTGACAACCCAGTCGAACCGGTGCTGCCTGTGGACCCAGTCGCGCCTATTGGTCCGGTTGCACCAGTAGAACCCGTCGATCCGGTAGAACCTGACCCACCTGAAGGACCGGTTGAACCCGTGGACCCCGTAGACCCCGTTGAGCCGGTTGCGCCTGTCAGGCCAGAGATGCCGGTGATCGTGCCGCCGGTAATCGCCACACCAGAGGACTTGAACGATGTCGCATGAAGACTCGCTATCGTCGCAGTGCTGTTGACCTGAAGACTGTCAACCGTCCACGCATCAGTTGAGTACGAACTGACCCCCAACTGCTTGCGTTGAATCGCGACAGATGCTTTGGGTACAAAAGCAGCAGTCGATGGACGATTGAAGATGTACCCACCCATGAATTACTTCTTCCAGACTTCCACATGGATGTAGCCACTGGTCTGCGCCGCCACGGAGAACCCAGTCGAGCCACCAGGAACCTGGAACATCCTGCCGTCTGAAGGGATTGGGTACGAAATGTTGGTCGATGCGTTCGCAGACCCAGATGACACGCTCGACGTTCCCAGGTTTGCTGCCGCGTAGGTCGAGTGCAGATTCGCAACGCAGTACATCGGAACGGCACTGGTGCTGATCGGGGTGATCCTGACCACTCCTACGCCGGCAGCATTCGCATTCGCCACCGCAGTCGAGCCGGTAGACAACCAGTCACTGGCTTGCGCGGAACTGCCGCCAGTCATCAGGAAGGTGTACTGGGTATCGGGCGGGATCGGGTTCCCATCTGTTGGGTGCATCATTCCGGTTGGGCGCATGACTGACTCCTTAAATGCCTGAGAGCAGAGTCTTGAACTCTGCCTTCTCAGTGGTTGCGGACTCCGACTCACCACCAGGGTGCGAGGGTTCTTCCTGAAGTTCCATCTCAGTGATCTGGAGGGACATGGACATGGACTCATCACCCATGCACATGTCCGCAGACTGGCTGATGCGCGTGACCTGGGCGCAGATCAATCCCTTGAACTCTGCGCCGATCTCTGGAAGCTTGGTGATCCCCAGCTTTTCCAGTTCAGCCTTGTCCAGGCAGATGTTCAACCCGTAGGGGTACATGGCATCCGGCATGGCTGATGGACCTGAATCCATATCTGCCTCGGTGCGCTTCATATCGACAAGTGCCATCAGTCTCTCCTCATGCGCCATGACTGGCGAACCAGTCGATCATCTTCTGTTTTGCCACCTCGATGTCATCATCGAGCGCATCGGCGAATAACTTGCCGGTTGCGTCCACCCGTTCCATCTTCGCCTTGGTGTTCTCTACCTTTGCCTTAAACTCATCCAACTTCACGCGCAGGGCAGCAGTGTCTTGGTTGATTGCATCACGCAGGGTTGCCATCACTTCTCCTTGTCTGCTGCGTGTGCTGCTTTGGATAGCGCGAATGCGATCCTCCGTGCGCCCTCTGTGAGGTCCACTGCGACCTTCAGGGGTGCTTCCTCATCACCGGCAATGGTGGTGGTCTGGAGCCTGGGGTGGATGTACGGTGCTGCCGCCTTCGCCATGTCCTGCTGGACTGCGAAGTGTTCCTTGCACTTGCGGAGGTGGGTCTCATTGTCCTCACCTTTCAGCCTAGTGGGCATTGGTGTCCGCATGATGCGGATCATAAACTCCAGGGGCGTTTCGCCCTCTGCAGCCAATCGAGCCGCGAGTTCCTTCACCCCAGGCTTGTTGGGAGTTCCCTTTTGCCGACCACCTGTTTTGGGCGCACCTAATGCTTTTGGCATGAGTCTATTTGAATCTACTTTGGAACCAATGGGTTGTGCAATTCGCCACCCAAAATACCAGAAGTCGCGTTCAAGTTCTTGAACAAATGCGCTTGTCGATCCCAGGCGACCTGAATCTTCCTTCTCCTGATTGCCTCCAGCAGTGCTTCCATGATTCGTCTTGCCTCTGCGGTGTCGAATGTCTGGTGGGTGTTCCGCACCAATGCGCTTGCCCTGATGATTGCCTCTTCTGGTGTCACGTTATCACCTTGATTTGATGGTGGATTGTATTGGCACGGCAGTGCTGACCTTGGTGGTGTAGAAGTCGATGAGCATCTGCCCGTTGGAATGCCTGGGTTCGCCGCCGCACTTCCAGTAGTGGATCGTTGCCGGCGATACCTGTGCTGCCTCGGACTGGTGGCGCAGACTGAATCCCTTGGTCTCCAGGGACACAATCAGCCTGAACCAGTCTACGGGCATGGACGGTGCTTCCCGCATGTCCTGCGATACCCAGTGGGTGTCGGTGTTCCGCAGGAGGAGAACTCAGCGCACCCAGGTTCGTCGCACACCTCGACCAGGGTATCGACTGACTTGCACCCTGGGCAACCGACAATCGAATCCCCAGGATCGAACGGGTTTGGTGCGGTCAGCATCTGATCTTGCGTCCCGCGCCACCCGCACCTTCGTTCCTGGCATCCAAGCTTCATCCCTGGACATCCTCCAGGCGCAAGGGTGTGCCGGCGGGGATGTCCCTGGCGAACGTCTTGTCCAGCAATCGACCCAGTGCTGCCGGCGGCGCACCGTCTGCCGGCCTTGCTGACCGGACGTTCTCGTAGGTGATCGGGTCT